CAACTCGAATCAGATCGATCCCTCACATGCCCAGTGCGGACAGCCCGCCTCCGCGTGGCGTATGTAGCCGGGGAGAAGACATGCCTTGCCTTCTCGCCCCCACGCCACCTCAATCGTCCGACGACGAGCCGGGAGCACCGCCGATGGTTGCCAATAACGATGACGCCAATCTTTCCGCCGACCAGCGCCGCCGCGAGGTGATCGACTTACTGGCGACGGGCGCGATGCGCTGGCACCGGCGTGCCAAGGCGACGGGCCTCGGCGTGGGATCGGCGGCAGCTGCCACACACGCCCCGACACCGCAGCATCAAGAAGAAGCGGACATCGAACTTGAACTGGGCGAGGAAGCCGGCCTCAGTGTGTCTGACCGTACCGCGCGTTAGCGGTGCGGGCATCTGGAGACTTGCCCATGACGACAACAGTTTCGAAGGACCTCGCGGCGCTGGAAGAGATGACGATCGGCGAACTGCACGATCGCTACGTCGAGCTCTTCGGCGAGCGGATTCAGAGCCGCCACCGCATTTACCTCGTCCGCCGCATCGCGTGGCGCATCCAAGCCAACGCCGAAGGCGGCTTGTCCGAACGCGCCCGTGTCCGAGCGGCCCAACTCGCCAACCCGACCGACGTGCGGCGTACGCCGCCCAAGTGGGCGACGCTCGGGGAGGCCCCCAAGGACGCCAAGAAGGTCGCCCTCGCCGCCACGGCGGACCCACGGCTACCACCCGCGGGAGCGGCGATCGTCCGGGACTACCGGGGCCGGATGGTGCGGGTCGTGGTGCTGGCGGACGGGTTCGAGTTCGAGGGTGAGCGCTACCGCTCCCTGTCGGCGATCGCCAAAGCGGTCACCGGATCGCACGTCAACGGATTCCGGTTCTTCAACCTGGAGGGCCGTCGATGAGCAGAGGCACCCAGAACGGAAAGCACGCCGCCACTCCGCCTCCGCAATGTCGCTGCGCGATCTACACCCGAAAGTCGAGCGAGGAGGGGCTCAAGCAGGAGTTCAACTCCCTCGACGCCCAGCGTGAGGCGGCGGAGGCGTACGTCGCCAGCCAGCGGAACGAGGGATGGTCAGCGCTTCCTGATCGATACGACGACGGCGGATTCTCCGGCGGCAACGTCGATCGGCCCGGCCTCAAGAGCCTGATGGCCGACATCGAGGCGGGCAAAATCGACTGCGTGGTGGTCTACAAGGTGGACCGTCTGTCCCGGTCGCTGATGGACTTCGCACGCCTCATGGAGGTCTTTGATCGCCACAAGGTTTCGTTCGTCTCGGTTACCCAGCACTTCAACACGACCCATTCGATGGGCCGGCTCACGCTCAACATCCTCCTGTCGTTCGCCCAGTTCGAGCGTGAGATCATCGGCGAGCGCATCCGGGACAAGATCGCGGCGGCGAAGAAGCGGGGCAAATGGGGCGGCGGTCCGCCGCCGTTCGGGTACGACGTCGACCGCTCGAACGGAAGCCCACGCCTCGTCGTCAACCCGGCTGAGGCGTCGCGGGTTCGCCACATCTTTGAGCGGTACCTCGAACTCGGGTCGTTGCTGTCGGTCGGTGAAGATCTCTGCAAACGCGGCTGGAAGACCAAATCGTGGCGAACGAAGGCGGGGGTGGTTCGCGGAGGCGTGGAATGGGACCGGCACTCGGTGTACTGCACGCTGACGAATCCGATCTACATGGGCAAGGTAGTCCACAAGGGCGAGACGTACCAGGGGCAGCACGAGGCCATAGTTGAGGAGGAGACGTTCCGGCGTGCTCACGTGCTGATGCAGAAGAACTCACGGACCCGCGGCAACGAACTGCGGAACCAGTTCGGGGCGCTCCTGCGCAAACTGCTGTACTGCAAGGGGTGCGGCAGCGCGATGGTCCACACCTTTACCCGGCGTGGGAACAAGGCGTATCGGTACTACGTCTGCTGCAACGCCATCAAGAAGGGCCGCGCTCGTTGCCAGAGTGGTTCGCTGCCCGCCCTTGAGATCGAGAAGGCGGTCGTCGAACAGATCCGGTGCGTCGGCCAGGACCAGAGCGTTCTGGAGGAGACGCTCTCGGCATCGCGGGCTCAAGCAGACGCGGCCATCGAGCAGTTGGACGCCGAGCTGCGCATCGTCAACCGTGGTCTGGGGCGCAATCACGCCGAGATCCGCCGCCTGGCAACCACCGAGCCAGCGTCCTCCGCGTCCGCGGGCCGCATCACCGACCTCAACGACCAGATCCGCGAGGCGGAGCGGCGGGCCAGCGAGATTGGGGCCGCCGTAGAACGCCACCGAGCGGAAGTGCTCTCAGCCGAAGACCTCCACGCGGCGTTTGCCGACTTCGACAACGTATGGACCGCGCTCGCGCCCCGAGAACAGGTCCGGATGCTCCAGTTGCTGATCAACAAGGTCGTCTTCGACGCCCTCGACAGCAGCATCGAGGTGTCGTTCTACCCGTCGGGCGTGAAGGCGCTCGCGGGCGGGGCCGTGGAAGGACCGGAGGCCCAGGCATGATCACCGTCAAGACGAAGGTCTTCTTCAACCGCGCCGCACACGGGCGCAAGACGATCGACACGAAGCCCGCCGCGCGCGTGGCCGTGGACCCCGGCCGCGTGCCGCGGATCTCCCGCCTGATGGCGCTGGCCATCCACTTCGACGAGATGATCCGCGCCGGCAAGGTCGCCAACATCTCCGAGATTGCCCGGCTGACGCACGTCACCCAGCCTCGGATCACGCAGCTGATGAATCTCTGCCACCTCGCGCCGGATATTCAGGAGGAGATCCTGTTCCTGCCGGTGGTGATGAGTGGGCGCGATCCCATCCACGAGCACATGCTGCGCGACGTGGCCTGCGTGATGGACTGGATGGAGCAACGGCGGCGGTGGGGATCGCTGCCGCGCCGCTGACAACTACTTCTTCTTGTTGTCGTAGCGCCCCGTGTCGCCGTTCCCCTTCTTGGGCATGACCTCGACTGACGACCCTCGGGGGTTGGCCTTGGCCTGATCGACAGACTTCAGGCGGCCCGTCTCGTTGTCCCGACCGATCTTGAATCCCTTGGACTTCGACATAGCGTCTACTCCATTTTGACGCGGGCTGTCGGATCTACCCTGATCCGCTGGCCTTGACCCGCTGGTTATGATACCCTGTCCACGTTCACTGAACATGGACGGAGTACAAAATGGCCAAGCGGACCGCGAAGAAGCCGAAGGACGAAGCCCCGCAGAACGGGACGGCACAGCTCATGAAGGAGCTGTGGCAGGCCGCCGTCAACCTGCGCGGCTCGATTGAGCCCGCCGACTATAAGCGGTACGTCTTGCCCATCATCTTTCTCCGGTTCCTCTCGCTCCGCTATGAGCGCCGCCGCGAGGAACTCGAGGGGTTGCTCGCGGACCCGAAGAGCGATTACTTCACCAAGGACGCGAAGGCCCGCGCCCGCATCCTGGCCGACGCGGACGAGTACCGCGCTGCGGGTGCTTTCATCGTCCCCGAGAAGTCGCGCTGGTCGTACATCCTCCAGCACGCCCAGGCGGACACGATCAAGAGCATCCTCGACGACGCACTCGAACTCCTGGAGAAGACCTACCCCGACAAGCTCCGCGGCCTGCTGCCCCGCATCTACGCCGGCTCGAACCTTGACCGCGAAGGGGTCACCGGGCTCATCAATCTGTTCTCGAAGGACATCTTCAAGCAGGACCACGGCGGCGAGGATCTGGTCGGTCGCGTCTACGAGTACTTCATCGGCGAGTTCGCCAACAGCGAGGGCAAGCGCGGCGGCGAGTACTTCACGCCCGTCTCCATCGTCCGCACGCTCGTCGCCATGCTGGAGCCCACCGACGGCGTCGTGTACGACCCCTGCTGTGGCGCTGGCGGCATGTTCGTGCAGTCGGACGTGTTCACGAAGCACTCGGGTCGCCTGTCGTTCATCGGCCAGGAGAGCAAGGACTTCACGTACCGGCTGTGCCGGATGAACCTCTTCATCCACGGCATCGACGGCAACATCCAACTCGGCAGTTCGTACTTCAATGATCTGCACGCCGACACGAAGGCCGACTACGTCATCGCCAATCCCCCCTTCAACGACGGCGCGAAGGGCGAGGACGGCTGGGGCGCTCACCGCATCACGAGCAAGGACCCACGGCTGGACTTCGCCAAGCGTGCGGGCGCGAACGGCCAGGGCCAGCCCATGCCTCTCTCGCCGCGCAACGCCAACACCATGTGGATGATGCACTTCCTGCATCACCTCCGTGAACCGGATGGAAAGAAGTACGCGGGCGGCTCCGCTGGATTCGTCATGGCCACGGGCGAACTCTCCAACAGCGAGCTGCACCGGCTCGAAGTCCGCAAGGCGCTGGTTGACCTCGGGTTCGTGGACTGCATCGTGCAGCTCACGGGCCAACTCTTCGCCAACACGCAGATCCCGTGCTGCCTCTGGTTCCTGTCGAAGAACCGGGGCGGGGGCCTGGGCTTCCGCGCGCGGAAGAACGAGATCCTCTTCATCGACGGCCGCAAACTCGGCGTGCTCATCCCCGGCTCGCGCAAGCAGAAGCAACTGTCGGCGGAGGAGGTCGAGAAGATCGCCGCCGTCTACCGCGAGTTCAAGCGAAAGGGCACTCCCGCCGAGGTCGCGGGCTTCTGCAAGGCCGCGACGCTCGACGAGATCCGTGAGCACAACTACGCGCTTACACCGGGGCGCTACGTCGGCGCGGCCGAGAGCGATGATCCGGATGAGCCGTTCGAGGACCGCTTCCCGCACCTCTGCGCGACGCTGGATGAGCAGTTCACGCAGTCGGCCGCGCTGGAGAAGCAGATCCGGACCTCGCTGGCCGAGGTGGCAAGCGCGATGGGAGCCACGGCCAAATGAACCGTCAACCAATGCTTGACAGTTGGGCCTCCGGTGAACTCTTCGGTATTTCCGAACAGTTCGCGCGGGCCGGAATCGAACTATCCGGTATTTCCGGATGGTTCGCGCAGGGTCCCGGGCAGTTATCCGGTAACTCCGGATACCTGCGGCTGGCCCCCGCCGCGCAGATTCTGCCTCGCGGGCACCGTGCCCGCCACGCGACGGGTCACTTGGCGGACGCGACGGATGAGTTGTCGCGTCGTCCGGACCACCCGGCGGAGCCGCCGAGTCAGTCGGCGGGCCTGACAGGCCGCTTGGCGGGTCTTCCGGGTGAGTCGTCGCGTCGTCCGAGTCAGTTGTCGCGTCGTCCGGATGAGTCGGACGGTCGTCCGAATGAGCCGGAGGGTCCCGGCGCGGCGCGCCGGGGCGGAATGGCGGCGCGCCGGAGGCCCGGCGTCCGCGCACTGGCCCGCGCGGTCTTCGTCCCGAAGGGACGACGGGGTGTAGCCACGGGTGGAGCATCGCGCAGCGATGCGGAACCCGTGGGAAGGGACGGCGTGCATCGCGCCTGCCCCGGCGGGGCAGAGGGATCTTCGCCCGCGCGGGACGGGCGCGATCATGTGAACGGATGCTTCCTCCGCCCCTGCCGGGGCGGCCCCCACACACACGACGCTTTCCACGGGTTGCGCGACGGTCAAAGCACCGTCGCTCCACCCGTGGCTACAGCCCTTGACCCCTCCGGGGTCGAAGACGGGAGGAGCGCCCGCGCGGGTGATCTTCTGTTCCGAGCCGGGGAGGTGCCGGAGGCCCCCCCAGCGGCCCGCCCCTCTGGCATCAGCGCGCCGTGCCGCGCGGGTGATCGTCTCTTCTTAGCCGGGGAGGTGCCGGAGGGGCGGCACGCCCCTCTGGCATTAGCGGACCTGCACGCGGGCGGATCGGGGGTGCGGCGTGGGTGAATCTCGCTCCGCGATGAAGGAGACGACGTTTCAGGCGTTGATCGACGCGGGTCTCATCGAGATCGGCGACGGATACCGCGCGAAGAACAACGAACTCGGCGGCACGGGGCCGCTGTTCCTGCGGGCCGGGCACGTCTCCGACACGCACATCTCGTTCGATGGGGTCGAGAGGTTCCACGCGCACCTCGCGGATGTGGTCGCGTCCAAGATGAGCAAGCCCGGCGATGTCGTGATTACGACGAAGGGAAACAGCACGGGGCGCACGGCGTTCATCACGCCGGACCTCCCGCCCTTCGTGTACTCGCCGCATCTCTCCTATTGGCGCTCGAAGGACCACGGCGAGATCGTGCCGGGCTTCTTGCGCGCGTGGTCGAACGGGGCCGAGTTCACCGAGCAGTTGGACGGGATGAAACTCTCGACGGACATGGCCCCGTACCTCAGCCTCACCGACCAACGACGCCTGCATATCACGCTGCCGCCCCCCGCCGAGCAACGCGCCATCGCGCGGGTGCTGGGGGGGCTGGATGACAAGATCGAGTTGAATCGGCGGATGAACCGGACGCTGGAGGACCTGGCGCGCGGGATGTTCCGGTCGTGGTTCGTGGACTTTGACCCCGTGCTGCGGCCCGCCCCAGGCCCACCTTCGCGTCCACCTTCACCACCACCTGTACCCCCTGCCCGCCGCGGCGGCCCCGCCTCCCCCGCCCCCCGCTCGGCCCCCGCGGCCCCCGCCCCCCCACACGCCCCCTGGCCCACACGCCTCACCGATTCCCCCCTCGGCCCCATCCCCGAGGGGTGGAGGGTGGGGACGGTGGGCGAAGAGTTCAACCTCACGATGGGGCAGTCGCCGCCCGGATCGACGTACAACGAGGACGGGCTGGGCGTGCCGTTCTATCAGGGCCGCACCGACTTCGGGTTCCGATTCCCGACGCGCCGCGTGCATTGCACCGCGCCGACGCGGTTCGCTGAGGCGGGCGACACGTTGGTAAGCGTGCGCGCCCCGGTCGGCGACATCAACATGGCAGACGAGCGGTGCGCAGCCGGGCGCGGCGTGGCCGCAGTCCGGCACAAGAGCGGCGCGACCTCCTACACCTACGCCATGATGGGAGCCTTGCGGGACGCGTTCGATGTGTTCAACGGCGACGGCACGCTCTTCGGGTGCATCGGCAAGGCGGACTTCGACAAGATGCAGGTTCTGGTTCCGCCGCCCGAGATCGTCGCGGCGTTCGAGCGGATCGCTCGACCGTGGGACGAGCAAATCGCCACGAACGAGAGGGAGGCCCGCTCACTCGCCGCGACCCGTGATGCGATCCTGCCCGTCCTCCTGTCGGGCGAGGTGCGGCTCCGATCCACCGGGACATCCACACCACCCAGCCGGGCCGCTCGCCCGGGCGCGGGGACGGTTCACGCGGGCGCGAAAGGGAGGGCCTGACGCATGGGCTGGCACGGCTCCGAGTCTGAGTTCGAGTACACCACCATCGAGCGGCTCAAGGCCCTGGGCTACGCCCATGTCCACGGGTCGGAACTGCTGGCGATGCGGGGCGGCGATGAGGCCGAGGTGGTGCTCAAGGACCATCTGCGCGCGTTCTTGACGCGACGGTACGGGCGGACAGTCACCCGACAAGACGGGCTGCCGGAGGCGGCCATCCAGTTGGCCATTGCCAAGTTCGCCCGGCCCGAGGGGGTGGACACGCTCCGCCGCAACGCCGCGCTGCACGCGATGTTGCGTGGTGGCGTGGAGATTCCTGTTGACGAACCGGTCCCCCACGGCACCGCGCCGGGCACGCCGCCATCGAAGCGGATCGCGCACATCTACGCCATCGACTGGGAGAGGCCGGAAGAGAACGAGTTCGTGGTCGTGAACCAGTTGCCCGTGCGCGGGGTTCGAGAATCCGGCGGAGCCGGGACGGGCGTGGGGGGGAATGATCGCCGGCCGGATGTCATCGTGTACGTGAACGGGCTGCCGCTGGTCCTGTTCGAGCTCAAGAACCCGTACGACGACCAGCCCACAGTGGCGGATGCGATCAACCAGATCGGCCACTACCGCCACGAGATCCCGCAACTCTTTGACCACAACGCGCTGTGCATCGCCTCTGACGGCGTGACCACGCTGCACGGCATGTGGACCGCGAACGAAGAGTGGTACGCGCCGTGGAAGAGCATTGATGGCACGAGCGTCGAGCGCGGCACCACCGGGAGCATGAAGACGCTGGTCGAGGGGCTGCTGCCCAAGGACCGGCTGCTGGCGTACATCCGCGACTTCATCGTGTTCGAGACGATCGGAGCCGCTGGGGGCAAGATTATCAAGAAAGGCGGGAAGTACCACCAGTTCTTCGCGGTGCGGATCGGGGCGAGGAAGATCCTGGAATCGGTAAAGGCGGGAACAGCGGACAAAAGGCTGGGTGTCATTTGGCACACCACCGGTTCGGGGAAGAGTTTGTCGATGTGCTTCCTGGTGGGGATGCTGCGGCGGGAAGCCGTGCTGAACAACCCGACCTTCGTGATTCAGGTCGATCGGACGGACCTCGACCAGCAACTGCACGACCAGTTCGTCGCGGCGCGGTCGCTGGTGGGCGATGTCAAGCACGCCAAGAGCGTCGAAGATCTGCGCGGCCTGCTCCAGACGCAGGGCGGCGAGGTGATCTTCACCACGATCGAGAAGTTCGCGCTGCGCGAGGGCGAGGCCGAGCATCCGGTGCTCTCGACGCGAGACAATGTGATCGTGATCGCCGATGAGGCGCACCGGAGCCAATACGGGTTCACCAAAGGCTTTGCACGCTGGCTCGGGGCGGCGCTGCCCAACGCGCGGCGGCTGGGGTTCACCGGCACGCCCGTCTCCTTCAGCGGGGCCGACACCGTCGAGGTCTTCGGTGACCTGGTCCACGTCTACGACATCCGCCAGAGCCAGGATGACAAGGCGACGGTGCCGATCTTCTACGAGCCACGGCAGATCAAGCTTCATCTGAACAAGACGGATGTGGATGGGGCACTGGCGGAGATTGTCGACGATGCGCCGATTGACGAGTTGGAGAGAAAGAAGGGCCAATGGGCCGCGCTGGCCAAGGCGGCGGGCGCAAAGGAGCGGATAGAACTACTCGCGGCCGACCTGCTCGCACACTTCAAGGACCGGACGGCCACGCTCAAGGGCAAGGCGATGGTCGTCTGCATGATCCGCGAGAACTGCGTGCGGCTGTACGATGCGCTCAAGGCGCTGCCGGGGTGCCCCGAGATCAAAGTGGTGATGACCGGCGACCTGGGCAAGGATCCCGAGGCGTGGAGCAAGGCCGGACACCTGACGACCAAGCAGCAGCGCGAGGCGATCAAGAAACGGATGATCGACGCCGACGATCCGCTGTCGATGGTGATCGTCTGCGATATGTGGTTGACGGGCACGGACATCCCTTGCCTGCACACGCTGTACGTGGACAAGCCCATGAAGGGCCACACGATGATCCAGGCAATCTCGCGCGTGAACCGTGTGTTCAGCGACAAGCCGCACGGGCTGATCGTGGACTACATCGGCATTGGCGATGAGCTGCGGGCAGCGACCGCGAAGTACTCAGCGGGTGGAGAAGATCACGGGAAGCCCGCGGGCGGGCTGGATGAAGACGCCCGGCCGCTGTTCGTGGCGGCGCTGGCCGAGGTGCGGTCGTTCCTCCCCGAAGGCGTGAATTACGGCGACTGGCGGCGGCTCTCGCCGATCGCGCTGGAGGACCGCTACGCGGCGGTTTATGGGCATCTGACCAGCGACGACGACCTGCGGGACCACTTCTTGGACGCCGAGCTGCGGCTGACGAGCGCATTCCTTCTCGTCAAACACCTGGATGACTGCCGCGCCAGCGCCGACGAGGTGATCTTCTGTCAGCGGGTGCGTAAGCAACTCCTCAAGACGATCCGCGGGCGTGGACCTACCAGAGACATCGAGAAGGCGGTGCGGGACCTGGTGGATGACACCGTCGAGAGCGAGGGCGTCGTTGACATCTTCAAGGCCGCGGGGATCACGCGGGCCGACATCTCGATCCTCGACGACAACTTCCTTCAGACGTTTAAGGATCGGCCGCTGCCGGACCTTCGGCTCAAGTTGCTCGAGAAACTGCTCGCCGACGAGATCCACATGCGGGCCAAGAAGAACTTGGCCAAGGCGAAGACGTTCCGTGAACTACTCGAAGCGACGCTCCAGAAGTACCACAACCGGCTTATCGACGCGGCGGCCGTGATCCGCGCCATGATCGAGATCAAGAAGGACATGGAGGCATCGGATCAGCGGGCCGGGCAGTTGGGCTTGGCGGAGGATGAGCTTGCCTTCTATGACGCCGTCGCCATCAACTACGAGAACGTTTACGGCGTGGACTTCCTGAAGGGCCTGATCCACGACGTTGTGCAGAGCATCAAGCGAAACCTGAAGGTGGATTGGACCGAGCCGCATCGGGAGGACGTGAAGGCCGCGGTGAGAGCCGCGGTGCGGCGTGTTCTGACGAAACAGGGCGTGAAGGCAGAGGACTTTGATGGGCTGATGCCCGTGCTGATGGCACAGGCGGAGGCGTTGTACGCGGAATGGCCGATCGCGGCCTGAGGAGTGATTTGTGAACGGACGACAGACATGAGCAAGAAACAACCAGCCTTTGGCGAGCTCATCCGCGAGAAGCGGCTCGCGAAGGGTCACAGCCTGCGGAAGTTCGCGGAGCTCATCGACGTGAGCCCAACCTATCTCTCGCTCGTCGAGCAGGGAAAGGTGGAGAGCCCTCCGACCGCCGAGCGGGTGCGTCGGATGGCGGAGGTCCTCGGAGAGAACCCAGATGAGCTGATGTCATTGGCCGGCCGGATGCCGGAGGATCTTCGCGGAATCATCCAGAGCGAGCCGGAAGAGATGCCTCAGTTGTTGCGGGCGGCAAAGGGTTTGACGGCAGACCAGTTGAAGGCGCTGTCGGCGCAGGCCAAAAGGATGCAGAAAGAGGAGCAATGATGGGGCGACCGCCTGCCAAGACCGAACGTGTGCCGTGGTTGCGCGATGAGAACATCGAGGCCGAAGCCGAGACGCTCTTTGCGCTGTGGCAGAAGGACCACGGCGAGGTCTCTGAACCCCCGGTTCCCGTCGATGAGATGATCGAGCTGCAGCTCAACCTGCGGTATGAACTAGATGACCTGCAGAAGCGATTCGGTCACAGCGATGTGCTGGGTGCGATCTGGTTCAAGGACCAGATCATCCGAGTCGACCGGAGCCTTGATCCCGTCGAGCAGCCACGCATGCTCGGACGCTACCGGTTCACGCTCGCCCATGAGATCGGCCACTGGCAGCTTCACCGAAAGATCTTTCTCCGCGACGAGACACAGATGTCTCTGACATCCGCACCGGATGCGCCCGCGTTCGTGTGCCGCTCGACCGACCAAGCACGTGAAGAGGTACAGGCGAACATGTTCGCGGCGTACCTGCTCATGCCGCGTGACCTCGTTCGCCGTGCGTGGATCAAGTGGCGGCGCGCCGATGACGTGGTGTGTGTGCTTGACCTTGACGCGCCAACGTCCTCCGGAAGTGTGAAGGCACAGCAGGACGCTGCGATGCAACGCTTCGCGAAACCATTCGCTGAGCACTTCCATGTGTCTGCCGAGGCCATGAGTTACCGCTTGGAGGCGCTTGGGCTCCTCACTCGTGATCGATCCCTGTTTGGTTGAACCCCCAGTGTTCTTGTGCGCAGTGCGTTTACTGTTCACGGGACATGGACATTTGGAGGCCCTGAAATGGCCAAAGACTTTGATCCGCGTCGCATCCTCCGCAAGATCTCCAACTCGCTCACCCGCGTGTGCTTCGAGCGCGCCGGCGTGGTCGAGGGCATCCCTTGGGACGACCTGGGCGAGACGCAGGTCGAGCCCATCTTCGCCGCGTGGCAGAAGATGCCCGACGACAAGCGACGGCTCGTCCAGCTCGTGCTCCAGGACATCAACGAACTGGCGGACGAGCGCGGCGTGAAGGTGCTGGTTGAGGAGATCCAGCGCATTGCGCCCGATCGCCTCGCCGAGTTCGACGCGATTGTCGGCCAGGCCGACCGCGCGATGTGGACGTACCTCAACGTCAAGATGGCGTTCGTCGTCGCTGCCTACTTCGCACGGGCGGAGGCCCTCTCCACGGGCCGCTACTGGATCACGCGGAACAGCCTGCCGAAGGAGGCGATCGCGGTGGATGATTCCCACAAGGCGGCGCTGAAGGCGGCGCTGGCGGAGTTCTACTGGGATCGCCAGCTGCGCGGCAAGATCTGTGAGATCGAGCACTACACGAGGATCGGCGGCAGCGAGTACTTCTTTGCCTATCTAGATGACTACCCCGATGACCCGGTGGTCTTCGACGACACCGGACATCTCGTGCGGAGCAAAGAGCGGCGCGTGTTCGACAACGTCTTCGTGTTCAACCCCAGCGATGGAACGCTCGATGTGTACGCCAAGGGCGGGAAGAAGGTGTACGAGCCCCTCCAGCAGAGGTTCTGCAAGGCCGTGCTGGGAGTGGACATCGGACCCGCGGACCCGAAGCGCCCCGCGTACGCGCTCGACCATCTACTCAAGCCGGATCGGAAGCTCCCCACCGATCCCAAGGACCGCATCGTCGCCGTCACGATCACCCGCGTGCGGTTGGAGCCGATTGATCGCCCCGGCGAGTACATCGAGCTCGGGCTCAATCCGGAGCGAGGCATTCACCGGATCGATCAGGCCATTGCCGAGTACTTGAACACGCAGCGATTGACGCCCGACCGCCTGCGGGTGAAGCAGATGTCGTTCGAGTTGCGTTTCTCAGCGGACGCGCGCCCCCGCCCGCTGAGGTTTAGCGTCAGCTGCCCCAACTCCTGCGACCTCAAGAGCAAGCCGGACGAGCTGCGCGCGATCGGCGAGCGGTGCCTGCGGCTGTGGGAGGTGACCCATGGGTGATCTCCTCTCCCGCCTGTGGGCGTGTTTCGACAGCAGCGAGCCTCTGTTTTCCGCCCGTGAGGTGGCATCATGGCCGGATGGGCAAGCCCAGTGGCTCCAGGAGCGTGGGGTGCTCTGTGCCACGACGTCCGCCTCGCGCGTGGGCTGTTCGTGCTGCCCTTCGGGGCATGTCGAGGATGTGCTCGAGGTTCCCGACGCCGACCCGCCTCGGTTCTTCATTGCGTGCCCGGAGTCGGTCACGGTCGAGGTTGATTCTGAAGCCCTGCGGCAATGGACGATCGACGGTGACGCCGTCGCGTCGCTCATCGCGGCGGCGCTTGGTCTTCAGGGACGCCCCACTCCGATCGAGTCTGGACGTGTGTGGCGGCTCGGCACAACCCGATGGCAGCAGACTTCCCGTGAGGTGTTGCTGGCCCGGGGGCTCGGTGCCGAGGATGCCGCCCGCATCGCAGCCCACGCGGGTCAGGCAGGTCGGCCCATTGTGCTGATCAGCGGCCAGGAACCCCCATCCCACGTCTGGCCAGGCCGGCCACCGGCGTGTGTCGCACTGTCGCGGGTGATGTCGCAGGATGCGACAGGGCTGCAGGCTGATGTCGTCCTGCTTCACGACCTGGTTCAGAAGGCCGACGAGCTTCAGGCGCAGGTGGAACTCGTGCCCCTGGACCCAGCCGGCAAGAAACGCGTATTGCGCCGGCAGGCCCAGGCTGCGGCAGCATCACACCAGCAGGACGAGGTACTGGTCGGCGCGTACCAGGCATGCCACTCGTACCGCGAGGCGGCGAAGGTGCTCTCAGCGCGCCTGAAGACCAAGATCACCAAGGACAAGGTCAAGCGAGCCGTGGACCGCGCCGGCGGCCCCTCTGCCGTCATCAACGGAGTCAACAGCAACTCGGTGGTTCGGACTGTCGCGTCGCACCGACGCGACAAAGGTGGGAGATTCTGAAAATCGTGCAGGTGCCGTGAAAACAGGCCTCTGCGCGTTGTTCGACATCGATGGTGTGCGTCGCGGGGCGTTCAGAACCGCGACACCGGCCGGTGGGTCCGAGGGCCACGAGGGCCATAACCCGCCGGTCGCTACAAGCTCGTGAATGTCTGCGGCGTGCGCCGCGACGCGAGATTGGCACGGACGGGTGATGGCTCCGGCCCCGGAGGTCACCCGTGACCAACGGCGCATCACTGAACGACCAATACATCCGCACACTCATCCTGATCAAGGCCCGCAGCCTGATGAAGTCCCCGGCCTTCCGGGGCGTCGAACGCGACGACGTTCTGCGGGACCTGACGCTCATCCTCGCCAAGCGGCTCGGCCAGTTCGATCCCGAGCGGGCCCAGCTTCGCACGTTCGTATCCCGCGTTCTGGACTCAGCCGCGATCACCCTGCTTCGGGCTCGCCAGCGTGAGAAGCGCTCCGGCGACCACGGCATGGCCTCCATCGAGAGGCTCCGGGAGAGCCAGACCACGGATCCGGTCACCGGCTCGGCAGCGGTCGGGGAGGCCGATGCGGCTCGCCGCCTTGGGCGTGAGGTCCGCTCCCCCATCGATGAGTTCCATCTCAATGACTCGATCCGCGAAATCGTGGCGGCGCTGCCCCCCGATCTCGCCGACTTGTGCCGTGCGCTCCAGGAAGACTCCGCAGTGTCGACGGCTCGCGGCCTGGGCATCTCCCGCCGCCAGCTGCGCAATCGCATCGCCGAGCTTCGTGTGCGATTTGCCGCCGCGGGCTTCAAGCCAATGTGACCAAAGCGGACAGCAGCCCTGCGGATGGCGTATGTAGCCGGGAAACAGCACCCCAATGTGCAGCGAGGAGTTCACCATGACCACCGGCGTGTACCGCTTCACCTTCGACAAGGACATCGCTCTCACCGACGCGGAAGCAACGCTGCACCTAGCGATGATCGCCGCCGAGGGGCTCTTCGGCAATGCCATCGTCCGAATGGACGTCAGCTTCGCGGCTGACCAGGCGGGTCGAAGCCTGAGCGTCGACGGTACAACGCCGGTGGGCGCGGCGGTCGTCCGCATGTTCACCTCGCTGATGCTCCGCGAGTTCGGCGAGGACGCCTTTACCGTCCGGCGCGTGAAGGCGTCCTCAGCCGAGCCCACGGCCGCCGCCGCGTGATCACTCCACTTCCGCTCGTCCGCCTCGGCCAAGGCGCGTTCACCCGCGACATCTGGCCTGAAGACATCGATCCCACTTTCTGCAATCACGGAGATTCCATGCCCACAACCGCAACCCCCCACACCCTCATGAACCAGATCAGCAAGGGCCGCAAGGCCCGCCCCCGCCGCGTGATGCTGTACGGCACGCACGGCATCGGCAAGAGCACCTTCGGCGCGATGGCCGAGAAGCCCATCTTTGTTCCCACCGAAGACGGACTGGCCGACATCGACTGCGAATCGTTCCCGCTGGCCCGCAGCCTCGGCGAGGTGATGGCGGCGCTCGAGTCCCTGTACTCAGGTGACCACGACTACCGCACCGTCGTCATCGACAGCCTCGACTGGCTCGAGCGCCTGATCTGGGGCGAGGTCTGCGCCGACGAGAGCGTCGAGAACATCGAGAAGATCGGTTACGCGAAGGGCTTTGCCTTCGCAGTCGACAAGTGGCGGGCTGTGCTCGGTGCGCTCGATGCCCTCCGCACTGATCGCGGCATGACGGTGGTGCTGATCGCCCACGCGAAGATCGAGAAGTTCGAGAACCCCGAGACCGTGCCGTACGACCGCTACTCGCCGCGCCTGCACAAGCTCGCGTCGGCGCTCGTGCAGGAGTGGGCCGACGAGGTGCTCTTCGCCACGTACAAGGTCCACACCATCAAGGTCGACGAAGGCTTCAACAAGGCCAAGCACAACGGCGTCAGCACGGGCGAGCGGATCATCCGCACCGTCGAGCGGCCAGCGCACGTCGCCAAGAACCGATTGGGTCTGCCCGAAGAGATCCCGCTGGACTACCGCGTCTTCGCGGCGCTCGTGCGCGGCGAGGACCCCTCCGCCGCCGTCACTGCACCTACCCCCACCACCGACAACGCCGGCGCGGCCTGAGCGCCGTTGCCGTTGTCCATACCTCATCCGTCCATCACCAATCGCAAAGGAACTGACTCATGGCCACGCTGAACAACTTTGATGCAAACCAGGTTGACCCGTCCGTCGCGCTCGATCCGCTCCCCGCGGGTAAGTACCTCGCCGTCGTCTCCGAGTCGGAGCTCAAGCCGACCAAGACCGGGGGCGGCAAGTACCTGCAGCTGACCTTCCAGATCATCGACGGCGAGTTCAAGGGCCGCCTGGTCTGGGCCCGCCTCAACCTCGAGAACAAGAGCGAGATGACGGTCAAGATCGCTCGCGGCGAGCTCTCGGCTATCTGCCGCGCCATCGGCGTGATGCAGCCGAAGGACTCGGTCGAGCTGCACAACGTCCCGCTGGAGATCAACGTCGGGCTGAAGAAGCGCGACGACAACGGCGAGTTCACCAACGTCATTAAGGGCTACGCCAAGAAGGGCGGCGGCGGCTCGCCGGTGAGCGCCCGCGCTCCCGTCGGCGTCGGCCTGGGGAGCACTCCGCCCTGGAAGCGCTGAGTCCATCTGGTCGCGTCCTCGAGCTCCCGTACCCGCCCAGTGTGAACCACATCTGGCGACGGATGGGCTCCAGGACAGTGCTGAGCCGCGAGGGGCGGCGCTACCGCGCAAGCGTGTGCGCCGCCCTCGCGGAGATGCGGGTGCTGCGGATGAACGGTCGGCTGGAGGTGCGCGTCACCGTCTGCCCGCCCGACAACCGCCGCCGCGACCTGGACAACGTGCAGAAGGCACTGCTCGATGCCCTTGCCAAGGGCGGTGCGTACCGCGACGACTCGCAGATCGATCGGCTGGTTGTTGAACGTGGCCCGGTGATGCCGGGCGGCAAAGTCCTGGTGGAACTCACAGAGATCAACTCATGACCGTTCCGTGTCCACAATGCGGCAGTACCCAGCGACGCTTCGGCTTCTGCTGTGAGCCATGCCATGCACGCTACATGGCTGAGCAGCGCAAGAAGTGGATCGCGCCGGCAACAGGCGTGCATCAGCCCGAGCGCGTTGGGTGCTTTGCGCCGAGCACCGAGGCTCGTGCCTGGTCATTGTCCCGCCCGGGACGCCCCGATCCATGCTGGGATACCGATGAGCAGGTTGGATTGTGGTCGGTCTGCGTGCGTGCGCTCGAGGAGGCGACGTGCTGATGGAGCTGCGTCAGTACCAATCCGATTCGATCGCTGCGGTGTACGAGCACCTGCGGACCCGCGACGACAACCCCTGCGTGGTCATCCCGACCGGCGGGGGCAAGACGCCGGTGATCGCGACGATCTGCCGCGACGCCGTCGGCCACTGGGGCGGACGCGTCGTGCTGCTGGCGCACGTGAAGGAACTCCTCGAGCAGGCGGCCGACAAGCTCCGCGTTATCGCGCCCGACGTGCCGATGGGCATCTACTCGGCTGGCCTCAAGCGCAAGGACCTCGGCTACGCCGTCACGGTCGCGGGCATCCAGAGCATCTGGAAGAAGGCGTGCGACCTCGGCCCCGTCGATCTGATCATCGTCGATGAGGCGCACATGGTCCCCGCCGAGGACGACGGGATGTACCGCCAGTTCATCGCCGACGCGAAGGTGGTGAACCCCAACGTCCGCATCATCGGGCTGACCGCCACGCCGTACCGCATGAAGTCCGGCTCGATCTGCGCCGCCGAGAACATCCTCAACCACGTCTGCTACGAGGTCGGCGTCCGCGAGCTGATCGTGCAGGGATTCCTGTCGCCGCTCAAGACCAAGGCGGGCCTCCAAAAGATCAGCACCGACGACCTGCACGTCCGCGCCGGCGAGTTCGTCGCCAGCGAGGTCGAGGACCTCATGGACAAGGAGGGGCTCGTTGAGGGCGCGTGCGCTGAGATCGCCGAGCACACGAAGGACCGCAGCGCCACGCTGATCTTCTCGTCGGGCATCCGTCACGGGCAGCACATCGTCGATGTGCTCAAGACCAAGCACGGCATCGAGTGCGGCTTCGTGACCGGCGACACGCCCGACGGCGTGCGGGCCGCAATCCTCGGGCGGTTCCGGTCGGGCGGCGAGGGGGGGCTCAAGTACCTGTGCAACGTGAACGTGCTCACGACCGGGTTCGACGCCCCGCACATCGATTGCGTGGCGCTCGTGCGGCCGACCATGTCGCCGGGCCTGTACTACCAGATGGTGGGCCGGGGCTTCCGGCTCCACCCGGGGAAGACCGACTGCCTCGTGCTGGACTTCGGCGGCAACGTGCTCCGCCACGGCCCGGTCGACGCGATCCGCATCGCCACCGACGATCGCGGCGACGGCGAAGCGCCGGCGAAGGAGTGTCCGAACTGCCAGGCCCTCATCGCGGCGGGCTACCAGACCTGCCCGCAGTGCGGCCACCAGTTCCCCGAGCCCAACCGCCAACAGCATGAGGCGAAGGCCAGCACCGAGGGCATCCTCAGCGGCCAGACCACTCGCGAGGAGCACCGCGTCAGTGAGACGACGTACCACGTGCACTACAAGCGCAGCGACCCGTCCGCGCCGCTGACCATGCGCGTCGAGTACCGCGTTGGCTTCAACCGCTTCTTCCGCGAGTGGGTCTGCTTCGACCACACCGGATACGCCCGCACGAAGGCGGAAGCTTGGTGGCGGGCTCGCTCCGTTGAGCCGGTGCCCGGCGGCACGGAGGACGCGGTCGAGATGGCCAAGGCCGGGGCGCTCGCCCCGACGCTCTCGATCACCGTCGAGAAGAAGGCCGGCGACCAGTTCGAGCGCGTCACGCAGCACGTGCTTGGCGACAGGCCCCCGCGCCTTGACAGCGAAGAAGGCCTGCCGGACCGGCCGCCGGAGCCCGCGGGCATGACGTACGGCATCCCCGAAGACGAAATCCCCTTCTGAACAAGGAGTACCGCATGATCACGATCACGATCGAAGAGACCGACAAGGACGGGCAGTTGCTCGGATGCCACGTGGCCTCCGCGCCCATCGACAAGAACGACACCAAGGGCATCGGCTCGCTGCTGGCGAGGAGCGTCGGCGGCCTGATGTACCACACCGAGGCCCGCGCGGAGATCCCGCTGCTGATCGCGGCCGCTGGCACGCACCGGGCCAGTTCATGCACGCGGGCGATCGGCCACGCGGCGGGCCTGGCCACCGGGACGTATGGCTTCGACCTGGCGATCAAGCCCGTCATCGAGATCGACCGCCTGCTGGACTACCGCGCCAGCAAGCGCGATCGCGAGACCGCAGCGCAGACGCTCAAGATCATGGGCGCCACCATCCGCCGCCGCGAGGACAACGAATAAGCGATGAGCGATGGCCCCTCCATTCTGCTCGAGTCGGCGCGCACGTACCTCGCTCGCGGGTACGCGGTCATCCCTGTGCCGGCGCGGAAGAAGATCCCCGTGCTCAAGGGGTGGACGGACCTGCGCCTTTCAGAGAGCGACCTGCCGGCGCACTTCAACGGCACCGGCAACATCGGCGTGCTGCTCGGCGAACCGAGCGGGTGGCTGGTAGATGTGGACCTCGACTGCGAGGAGGCGGTGGCGCTCGCGCCCAAGTTCCTGCCGCCGACGGGCGCGATGTCCGGGCGGCCGGGCAAGCCCGCGTCGCACTGGTGGTACGTGTGCGACGGGATGAAGACCCGAAAGCACCAGGACCCGGTGTCGAAGAAAATGATCGTGGAACTGCGGAGCACCGGGGCTCAGACGGTTGTCGGCCCGAGCATCCATCCCAGCGGGGAGCCCTACGACCCGCTTGACGGCGAACCCGCCGTGGTCGACGCCGGGGAACTGGCCGCCGCCGTCGCGGCGCTGGCCGAGGCCGTGACCGAGGCCAGGCACGGGCGCAAAGAAGCGATCGTTTCACAACCGCCGTCACTACGAAGCGATCGCTTTCCAGCGGGCGACGCCGTACTCCGCCGCGCCGCGGCATACCTGGACCGCATCCCACCAGCGATCTCCGGCTCGGGCGGGCACAGTCAGACCTACACGGCCGCGACGGCGATGGTGCACGGGTTCGCCCTCGATCCCGAGGCGGCGTTCTCGCTGCTGTGGGATCGGTACAACCCGCGGTGCGATCCGCCGTGGAGTGAGAAGGAACTGCGGCACAAGGTGACCGACGCCGCCAACAAACCGCACGACCGTCCGCTCGGCTGGCTCCGCGATGCTCAGAAGGCTGAGGATCTGGGCGGCGTGGACCTGTCGGGCTTCATGGCAGCGCCGGCGAAGCCGAGCGAAGACACTGCAGGGCCGGACGAGGACACGCCGGTCGATCCCGGCCCGCTTCCCGAGCGGTACCTCGCCGTGCCGGGGTTCATCTCCGAGGTCATGGCGTTCAACAAGGAGACGGCGCACCGCTGGCAACCGATGCTCGCCCTCGCCGGCGCGATGTGCCTGCAGGCCGTGCTCGCGGGGCGCAAGGTCCGCGACGAGCGCGGCAACCGCACCAACCTGTACGTCGTGTGCCTCGCGGGGTCCGGCTCCGGCAAAGACAACGCGAGGCTCATCAACAAAGCTGTGCTCTTCAAGGCCGGTCTCAACGGGCTCGAGGGCAACGAGGATCTCGCCAGCGACGCCGGGCTGGTCACCGCCGTCGAAGCCGAGCCCGCGATCCTCTTCCAGATCGACGAGTTCGGGCGTTGGCTCCGCACCATTGGCGACCCGAAGAAGGCCCCGCACCTGTTCAACGTCATCTCGACGCTGATGAAGATGTACTCGTCGGCGCGGAGCGTCTTCAAGGGCAAGGCGTACGCCGATGCCAAGCGGAACAAGGTGATCGATCAGCCGTGCGTCTCGCTTTTGGCGACCACCGCGCCCGAGCACTTCAAGCACGCGCTCACGCCCGACGCCATGAGCGACGGGTTCATGGCACGGCTCATCGTGTTCGAGACCGGCGAGATGCCGCCGCGCGTGTGGCAACCGGAGAAAGACCCGCCGCAGGCGATCGTGGATGCGGCCACCTGGTGGGGCGCGTTCAACCCCGGCGGCAACCTCAGCCGCGAGCACCCCAAGCCGATGGTGGTTCCGACCACCGATGACGCCCGCGCCGCGTTCAACCGCCTCGCGGCGCTTGCCGACGCCGAGATGGAGCGCCCGCGCGAGGATCTGCGGTCGATCTGGGCACGCGTCGAGGAGAAGGCGTGTCGTCTGGCGCTGATCTACGCCTGCTCCAAGAACCGCGAGAAGCCGGTCATCGACGCCGACGCGGCGGAATGGGCGTGCGGCCTGTCCGAGCACCTGACCCGTCGCGTCCTGTACCTCGCCCACGAGTATGTGTCGCAGGGCGAGTTCGACGCCAAGCAAAAGGCCGTGCTCCGCGCGATGCGGACAGCAGGCGGGCGCATGACTCGGTCGCAGATGTGCCGCGTGACCCAGCACCTGACCCAGCGGGAGCGGGACGAGGTGCTTGAGAACCTCAAGGAGACCGGCCGCTTGAAAGAAGGGGTCGAGCCGACCGCTGGGCGGTCAAGGAGGGTGTATGAACTCCTGCCGTAGCAGGCCAGAAACGCGGGTCGGACGAGGCCAGACCCTTCTTTCACATTCTTCACGCGCGATATCTCGGGCGGGCGGGAAGGGAGCAGAGAAGGAGGGGTTGAAGAAAGTGAAAGAAGGTATCTCTCTCCTTTCTATACCTTCCCCCACCCCTCCCCCGCCCCCCTGCATCCCCACGTCAGCGCCCATGCAGGTCGTGTGCCAGGCCGCGCCTAGCGGGAGCCTTCCAGCCGGAAGCCTTACGGGAGGGGAGGCGGATGGCGTTAGGTACTTCCCGGGCCGGATCGCGTGGCTAGGCCCGCGGGAACAGCCGCGCTTGGCGACAGAGTTTGTTTCACCCGTCCGGGCGCGGGGCGGGCGTCTGGCGGGGTTGGTAGAGCCACCCGCCAGGAACGCGACGTGGGCCAACGTGGGCGGACCCGTGGCCAACGGGATCGCCTCGTAGCGGGCGGGATTCGGGGCGCTCAACGCCCCAACGGACGGGCCCGACTGCCCGAGCGATCCAGCCAACCAGCGATCCACCGGTCCCCGGACCCACCGCATGTGCGGCGGGCCACCTCGACGCTTTGCGCTGGCGTTCCCCGCCGCGCTTCCGACGGAGATCGCTATGAACATCGAGACGCTGCCCATCGACGCGGTCAAGGAATACGACCGCAATCCCCGCACCATCAACGACGCCGCCATTGACGCGGTGGCCAAGAGCATCGAGGCGTTCGGCTTCAAGGTGCCGATCCTGATCGACGCCGACGGCGTGATCATCGCCGGGCACACGCGGCTCCGCGCGGCACGGAAACTCGGGCTGAAGGAGGTGCCGACCATCCGCGCCGATGATCTGACGCCGGAACAGGTCAAGGCGCTTCGCATCGCCGACAACAAGGTCGCCACGCTGACTTCGTGGGACATGGAACTCCTGCCGCTGGAGCTGGCTGACCTCAAGGGCGTGGACTTCGATCTCGCACTACTCGGCTTCAGCGCCGAGGACCTCAGCGCCATCATGGCCCCCGCCGGCAATGAGGGTCTCACCGATCCCGACGACATTCCTGGGCAGCCCGACGCAGCGACGACGGTGCCGGGCGACATCTGGGTGCTCGGCAACCACCGCCTGATGTGCGGCGACTCGTCCAAGCCCGAGGACCTGGATCGTCTGCTTAATGGCCAACCGATCCATCTCGTGAACACAGACCCGCCGTACAACGTGAAGGTCGAGCCGCGTTCGAACAACGCCATCGTCGCCGGCCTGAGTTCATTCGCGCTGCCAGGCAAGGCGGACCAGCACGATCAGCAGAGCGCCGATCTCAACCGCTACCCCGAGAAGAGCCGAGCGACGCACAAGAAGCTCCGTGCCAAGGACCGGCCGCTCGCCAACGACTTTGTGTCGGATGACGAGTTCGACCGGCTGCTCGCGGCATGGTTTGGAAACATCACCCGCGTGCTGATCCCCGGCGGCACGTTCTACATCTGGGGCGGTTACGCCAACTGCGGCAACTACCCGCCCGTGCTCAATCGCTGCGAGCTCTACTTCGCGCAGGCGATCATCTGGATCAAGGAGCACCCGGTCCTGACCCGCAAGGACTTCATGGGCAATCACGAGTGGTGCTTCTACGGCTGGAAAGAAGGCGCGGCCCATCGCTTCTTTGGCCCTGCCAACGTGCCGGACACCTGGTCGATCAAGAAGGTCAACCCGCAGAGCATGGTTCACCTCACCGAGAAGCCCGTCGAGCTGGCGCGGCGGGCCATCGAGTTCTCATCGCGTCCCGGCGAAAACGTGCTCGACCTCTTCGGCGGCAGCGGGTCAACGCTCATCGGCGCGGAGATGACCGGGCGGCACGCGTTTCTCATGGAACTCGACACGCTCTACTGCGACGTGATCGTGCATCGCTGGGAGAAGTTCACGGGCCGCAAGGCGGAGCGGCTTCCGGCAAAGGATGCGGCCGAAGAGAAAGCCGCGACGCGTGTCGCGGCTGGGAGCAAGGCGTGATGTACGCCTCAGTCCTCGTCGACAGTGGGCAGGGCCCCGTCGGTCGCTTCGTCCCAATCAAGGGCGTAGCGCTCGGCGATGTCCTCGAGGTCGTGCTCGGTCAAGTAGTCGGCCGTCTTGCGCTCTTGGCAGGACGCGACGGTGCGGGCGAGATCGGTCCACTCCTCGATCGTGACCATCCGGTCATGCCTCGCGCCAAGCAGGTAGAGCGCTGCCTGAAGCACGGCCTCGAGTTGCGCATGGGTCGGCGCGGGCTGCGGGGCGGGGGTGGCGCTCATGGCTCAGGCTCCCTTCCCCGCGACAAAGACGCCGCGCTCGTGCTTCTTGAAGCGAGCGGCGGTGCCCTTGGCGGCGATCTCGCGGATGATGGCGGCGTAGAGCGTGGCCTCGGGCGTCTTCCCGCCGGGGCTCGTCCAGAGCTTCTTGGCCTCCATCGCGGTGATCATCTCCTTGGCCCGCATCGGGACATCGCTCGCGGCGAGCACCTGCGCGGCGGCGTCGAGGGCGCTGACGCGCTTGGCCTTCGGTTCCTTCGCGGGCTTCGGTGCCTTCTGCGTCTTGGGGGCTCTGGTCTTCTTGCCCTTGGCGGACGCCTCGACGGTCGCGTTGTTGGCGACCTCCTTGGCGGTTGGGACTTCGTGGTCCTGCTTTCCGCCCGCCAACCGGTCGTTGATCTCGGCGAGCGCCGCCTTGCGGAGGCGGTCTGTCTTGGCTGCTCCCTCCGCGCGG